AGACCCGCCGGGGGCGAGTGCGGCATAGCCGGCGTCGCCGCCAGGAATCCTGTCCCCGTGTGCGGCGGCACGGTTCATGGCATTCACCATTGCTGGGCCGCCGACCGCTTTCACCCATTCGGGTCGCATGATAGCTTCTCCGCCGGAAAGCGCGAGCCGGCCACCACCGTCGGGTGATACGAAATGGTAAATGTCGCGGCCCGGAGAGTATCCGGGCAGAACACCACCTGACGCGTAACCGCCAATCGTGGGTGCCTCAGGAAGACGAAGATCAAGGGAGAGTTTCTCCATCATTCCGTTTACGAGTTTCCGCAATCCGTTATTGTAGACGGTGCCAATAACGAAATTAACCGGCTTGGCAGCGGCTTCCTTGATTTTGTCCCACGCCGTCCTAACACCGTCTTTCATCGTGTTAGCGGCGGCCACGACCCTGTCCCAGGCGCTTGTAATTGCGGGAACGAGCGTGTTAGCAATCCAATCTTTAACGATTTGGATTTCGCCTTTCAGAATGTTCCACGCGGAGACGACCATGTTTTTCAGCCAGCTGGTCCACGAAACAACGGTGTTCCAGGCGGCACTGATCGTGGTGGCCGCACCTTGAATTATGGCGACTCCCATAGTGACCGCGGCGATGATGGACGCGAATACGAACGCGATGATTCCGCCCAGAATTTTCGCACCCGTAGAGATTATTTCCCAGGCCACACTAATAACGGGTGCGGCGTAGGTTTGAATCCAATTCACCACCGGCTGCATGACGGCCCAAATACCATTCCATGTCGCCGATAGAGAGCCCCACATAATAGACGCCGTGTCTTTAATAGCGTTGAATGCTCCGACCACCCACGGCCATGCAATATTGTAGATCCAATCAACGACGGGCTGAATAGTGGCCCAAATACCGTTCCACGCCGCTGATATGGTGCCCCAAAGGGACGATGCGGTGTCTTTGATTGTGTTGAACGTGTCGACGACCCAGGGCCACGCCGTGTAGTAGATCCATTCGACCACGGGCTGCATGGCCGCTTGAATAGAGGTCCACGCGGCCTGAACCGTACCCCAAAGACTAGACGCCGCATCCTTGATCGTGTTGAATGTGTCGACCACCCACGGCCACGCGGTGTAGTAGATCCATTCGACTACCGGCTGCATAGCCGCCTGAATCGCGGCCCACGCAATCTGAATATCAGACCACATATTAGTAGCCGCATCTTTAATAGCGTTAAATGCGCCTACCACCCAAGGCCAAACCGTATTATAGATCCAATCCGCGACGGGCTGAATTGCAGTCTGAATAGCAGTCCAAGCAATCTGAATATCGGCCCACATCATACTGGCGGTGTCTTTAATCGCGTTGAACGCGCCGACCACCATGGGCCAAATATCATTGTAGATTTGTGTGGCGACGGGCATGATTGCCGCCCAAATAGCGTCCCACGCCCACTGAATCGTGGACCAGAGTGCGCTCACGCCCCAGCTAATGGCATCCCACGCCGTGGTGAGATACAAGGCGGCGACGTTGACGATCCAATCGACGACGGGGCGGATTATGTCGCTGATCCCCTGCCAGGCTGCGACCATCCCGTTCCATACGATCATTGCTCCCGCAGAAATGCCGTCCCAAGCGGCTTGCAGCGCGGGCCAGGCAGTATTTACAATCCAATCGACGACGGCCTGAATGACGGGCTGCATTCCCTGCCAGACGCTGACGATACCATTCCATACCCATTGGGCGCCTGCCACGATTCCGTCCCATGCCGCCTGAAGTGCGGGCCATGCGGTGCCGACAATCCAATCAATGACCGCCTGAATGACAGGCTGCATTCCCTGCCATACGGATACCATGACGCCCCACATCCACTGGGCGCCTGCCACAATCCCGTCCCAGGCGACTTGCATGAGAGGCCACACGTTAGCGGCGAACCAATCGGCCACGGCCCCGGCGGCCGTTTTGATTGCTTCCCAACAGGAAATGACAACATTGCGGAATGTTTCGGAATTCTGCCATGCCACCACGATGGCTGCGACCAATGCTGCGATAGCGATCACGACGAGACCGATCGGATTGGCGTCCATTGCGGCGTTGAATGCCCACTGCGCCGCGGTTGAGGCGATTGTTGCCGTCTTGTGGAGGACCATCATTGCTGTGGCCCTGCCCCAAGCAACCGCCTGCATTGTGATCTGTGTTGTAGCTCTCGCGATATTCGACAGAAATTCGCCGGCGTACATGAGGTTGAGCTGCGCAGTCTCGACCACGTCTTTGACTTTCGCCACGGTCATTGCGTTAATAGCCGTAGTGACACGCCCTGCAACACCGGCTACGCCTTCCATGTCGTTCAGCCATTGCTGCATTGAGGACATGACCATGACGGCTTTCCATGCCGTAAATGCAGCCGCAATACTGTAAACTGCAACTTTACTATTGAGAATAGCGACAGTGAGATTCTCCATGAATTGGACGAGGCTGCTGTTCGCGATGGTGCTGAGAGCGGTAGCAATGCCGGGGACGAGCGTCCCGACAATGAATTTGCCGAGCTCGACGAAACTGTTGCGCACGTTGGTGATGTATGAGATGATTCCGGAGTCTTTGTCGAATCCGAAAATCGTCCCCGTGAAATCACCGGACATGAGCAAATCTTTAAGATTCTTCAGCGACGGGACGAGTGTTTTGTTGATCCATTCCCCTGCGGCGGCGGCAGCGTCACGCATACGGAATAGGAAATCAACGAAGCTTGAATCTTCCTCGAACGAAAAGATCGGGCCGGTGAAGTCGCCCTTGCGGATAATGTTGAAAGCATTCGTAATACTGGGAATGAATGAGTTACTGACCCAGTTGAATACTTTCTCGAACCCCTTGCTCATGGCGTCAAGGGATGCGGTGATCCACGGGAGTGCTTTTTCGGCGATTTCCTGCGCCCCGGTCACAAGGGTCGCCTTGAAATTCCCCCAAGCACCCTCGAGGGTTTTTGTGGATGTAGCGGCCTCAATTGCCACGTCCTCCATACCGAGGTCGAGGATTGCTTGGTTGAATTCCTCGGCAGTGATTTCACCCTTTTCCATGGCTTCCCGGAAATTGCCGGTGTAGGCGCCATTCTTTTTCATGGCTTCCTGCAATTTACCGGACGCACCAGGAATGGCGTCGGAAAGTTGGTTCCAGTTCTCGGTGGTGAGTTTTCCGGCGCCCGCGGTCTGCGTCATAACGAGGCCGACCGTTTTGAACGTTTGCGCGTTTCCGCCAGCAACGGCGTTCAGGTTACCGGCGGCCTCGGCGAGCTTATCGTAACCTTTTACGCCGTTGGATGCAAGCTGCGCGGTAATGGACTGGATATCGTCGAGCTCGTAAATTGTGCGGTCCGCATAGGAACGTGTGCTTTTTGTGAGCGCGTTGATTTCGTCCGCACTTTTACCGGCGAATGCGAGCGTTTGCTTGAATTTGATTGTGGCGTCGGCCGCGTTGAATGCTTCTTTTGCGACGCCGCCGAACGCGACTGCAATGCCGCCGATTGCGAGTCCTCCGAGCGCGGCGCCGGCGACTTTTGCTACAGATTTGAATGCCCCACCAAGCCCAGATGTGATCTTTCTTTCAGCCGGGCCAGTGTCGACGTTACCGATTTCGCTATTGATGCTTCGGGCGAGGCCTCGCACGGACGGGGTGATCTGAATCCATGCGGTCCCGAGATCATATCCGGCCATTGATACCTCTCCGAAATCATGTGTAGCGAAAATGGTTCACGCCAAACAAACCGTTTTTCGTGTTTGTCTTGGCGTGAACCATTTTACACTATCCGATAGAAACGCGGCTTAGCTGCCGTATCGGGCGAGCCACTTCTCACCCTTAGCCTTCTGCGCCTTAGCGTGCTTGCTTGACACCTTGGGGTTACCGGTTTCCCGATACCCTTCAGCCGGCGGCTTCGGCGCTTCTGGCCATTTGTCTTTCTTGACGCCATTGACGGCGAGTAGCGTGGTCTGAATGTTGTGTGCTGACATTATTGTGGCAGCTACTTCATCAGACCAGTATCTGTCTCCGCCTCGCGCCCTATCGAATGCCGACCCGGGCGGGAGGCCGCCAATGAGTGCCATTACCCGTCTGGGCGTTATCCTGCCTCGATATAGATCAAGAAGATCAGTGTTGTAATATCGTTGCAGGTCAGCTTCTATCTCCCACCCATACTCACGGAGTAGCGGCGGGAGAATCGTCAGTTTCCCGCACCCACCTCGGACACGATCGACTGCATGAAATCGGTCACCGCATCAATCGGAACACGCCCGTTCTCATCCTCCAACGCAGCGTAAACCTCATCCTTATGGTCGCCCACGATAAGGCGGAAAAGCGGGAACGGGTTGCCGGCGTCAAGGGCCTCGAACGCACGGAAGTCTTCCAACGCCTCCGGGGGAATGTCAAACTCGATACCCTCATAGTCCACATGGATAGGTTCGCGCGTGGCCTCAGCCTTGGCCAACCTGTCAGACGGCGCCTTAGCTCCGGCCGACTTTGCCTTACTCTTCGTGGTCTTATCAGACATATGGGTTGTCCTCATGATTGTTTTATAAAGGGCGGGTTGTGTTTGTTTTGGATCTTCCCCGCTATTCCGCGACAACCCATCCGAAACACGGAATAGCGGGGAAGAATTGTTCGTCAGGCGGGGAACAGGGCCTTGTGGTCGGAGTAGATAATGTAGTCGCCCAGCACGGAGAGATTGTACTCGTAGCCGGTGATCTCAGCCTGCTGGAAAGTGATCTCGCCACGCTCGCCGAGCTCCAGACGCGGGAAAACGATACGAATCTGCGCACCCACGCCAGACACGTCGAAGAAATCGGCGACACCGCAGAGAAGCTTGACCTTACGGGAAGACTTCGCGGTGATCTTCACGCCCTTGGTGGCGCCACCGTCCTCAATCTTCTCACTAGTAGCGTCAAGATACCAAGAGAGAGGGGCGAGCTTGGTCTCCAGGAGAGTGGCGCTGAACGTCGTCTCCGAGGAGTCGAGGAACGTCTTAACGACGCCGTGACCCTGGTGACCCTTGATCTTGGTGACGGAGTCGTCAGAGGTAAGCTTGAATCCGTCCTCACTGATCCACCCAACGTTGGTGAGAGTGGTCACGCCGGAGAGGTCCTGGGTAAGTGACGTAATCTTCTTATCGAAATCGACCTCATATTCACCCAGCCAGAGCGCGTCATTGTCGGACGAGAAAATGAGTGCATTGTCAGCGTTAACAGCCATTATTTTGTTTCACCTGTGTGCTGTGATTGTTAATGTTGCAGTCGCCCTCGCCTGAGACGTGTCCGGATCGGGCATTTCTATCGGATAGGATGATTGTACCATCACTATACCATCCCGATAGTTTGGCATTGTGTGTGCCACATCCACGGCCTCGCACGCGATTTTCATCGCCTCGCCCGACGACTGCGCATAGGTGTCAATTGTCTCCAGCGCGGTACAGAGCGCTTTCTGCGTAACCCCAGTACCACCTGTTGAGAGAACTCGAATGAATGCGGCGGGACGATCAGGACTTTCAGGGCGGCGGGCCACAACAGGCACACTCATGTGCGTGGACAGGAAGTCCATGAGCCGTTTCTTTATGTCCGGCACCGTGGGGGCGCGATCATATGTTGGGGTCATTTCCCGCCCCCACCCATTGTGAGGCCGATCGCACGCTCCAACGTGTGCTCTCTCATCTGCCTGCGCATCGCGGCAATGGTGCGTGCTCTGACATATCCGCGGGTACGATTTCCACGAGTCGTCTCGCCCTCGAATCCACGCCCGGCAGCATTGGCTACGCGCCCGGTCTCTAATGCTACGGTCCGGGCTACGTCGGGGCCGCGCAGAAGATCGGCTACGCCGTCCCTGTTGAGCTGGAATTTTACTTTCGGCATTATTCGCTCACCTTGTCTTCGTTGGCGCGAATCTGCACGACCGTCCCCTTGGGGTAGGGGGAAGGGCGGCCTTCGACACGGTATTCTATGCCGTCTACAATAAGATGATCTTCTGCGGTCACGTCGATTGTGGTATTCCGCCAATAAAGCGCGGCGGGCACGGTGACGGGCATTGCCCCAGCACTAATCGGCTCAGTGGACGTGGCCGGAGCAAACACCGCAGGCGGCAGGACAACATTTTCCCACTGCCCCGGCACGGGATTACCGTACTGATCTTTTGATGCGGGGCCTCGCCTACGCCGTGTGACAGGCACATACCCTGAAAGCATTACGGCTCCTGCCCGCTGATCGCGTTAATGTCTTCGATTAGCTGATCGGTAACGAACCGCATATCATAATCCTGCAGGAGGTCCACCTCGAACGCGCCGCCCGAGCCACCGAGAGCATCCTTTTCCTCGCGCTTCAGATAGAGGCCGCCTTCGGGATTCTGATACGTGAACTGGTCGGAGAACGGGCCCGTTGTGTGCGATTCTGACGCGATAATCCCGTGAGGCTCGGAGTAGATTCCACCGCCACTGTCAGTGACACCACCGATAGCGTCCCCACCCTGCATTGCACGACGCACTACAGCGCACGCTACACGCTTCCGTGTACGAGGCGTGGCGGATTCCCAGCGGGGGCATTTCGACACAATAAGATCGGTCGCGTCGGCGAGGAGTACGTCAGCCCGAATACGCTCATTGTCCGAGAGCGCCCGCCACCGAGCCTCCAAGTCTTCGACCGTGGCGAAGGGAATAATGTCGTCAGGGATCACTTGACGGACTTTCTGGGACGGCCTCGTCCTCGACGAGGGGCAGGCGCCGGCGGGGCAGTACGAGAGGAGGAAGAGGAGAAAGTGGACTCGTCTGCCTCGCCGGCGCCATCATTCCCGGGGGCGATTTCGGTGTATTCGTCTCCGAGCATCACATTGTGGTCGTCTGCAAGATGAATCACAATGTCGTGGTCTCGGTGCTTGTAGGATCGCATTTCCGGAATCGCCCCTGAGAAAAACTTGTTTTGGATGGGTTGTGTTTTGTTTCTTTACGGCGATTTTATCAGGCGCCGGCCTTGGTCTTAATCGTCGCGAACTTGTCCGGGAAAACGTACCAAGCGTACAGAATCTCGAGACGCAGAGCGATCTGGTTCCGACGCTTCAGGTCGCCCTGACCGTCCGGGTCACCGAAACGGATGATCTCAAGCGGCAGAGAACGCTGAATTCCCCACCGAATACCGTCGACGAAGTCACCGACAATACCCTCGACATTGGTGGCAGCAGTAGCCTCAGGCTTTCCGGCAACCGTGTTTCCAGCAGCGGCCGAAAGGCCCATGAAGTTATCAATGTCAACACCGAGACCGATCTGCGGGTAACGCGGCGTACCCGAAGGCGACCCATCAGCATTCTTGGTCTGGAGACTGCCGAGCGCCCAAACCGCGGACGGGGCCAGCGCAAGGCCGGTCGGCGTAATAGGCTTGGCATTGTCATTGATGAGCAGTCCGGCGGCCTGACGGATCGCCTGGTCCATCTCCGTAGTGCCGATCTCGACACTCTTGGTGGTGGAGGTCAGGTAGTTCGTCCACGCGTCAATAACAGCACCGGTAAGAGGGTTAACACGGTGGTAAAGACCAAGGTCGAGAGCGCGAGAAAGCGCCTCACTGCCCTTCTGCGCAAGCTGATTGAGGACGTCCAACTGATAATCCTCATCAGCCCACTGCACCTCCTCATTGAAACGCATAGTAACCTGAGCCTTGTGAGGCTTAGCGGTCACGTACCCGAATTCACCGGAGGTGGGCGCCTTCTCGGCACCCTCGTCAACGAACTCGGCGCGCGGGAAATTATCAAAAGTGATAATGTCCACGTCACCGAAAGTCATGGGGATTCCGCCGTTGAGCTTGGCGACAGTGGAGAGGGTCTGGGTGCGAGTAATGACACCGTCGGCAATCTGCCGAGGCATGAGGACCTTCGCCTTGCCTGAATCAAACACGGCCATTGTAATTGTTTCCGTTTCTTTCTAGTGTTTTACTTTTTAGAATTGCGGTGGGGCGTTTAGTCGCCGGCGAAAACGTTCCGAGCGAATTCCGCAAGGTTGCCGCCGTCATTGTCGGGCGTGGTCCCGGCCTGAGGTACCACGGGGGCAACAGGCGGCTTAGCGTCATGCAATGCTTTGGCGATTGCGGCAGCATGAGCGTTGATTTCATCCTCGGTGGTTCCTCGGATGAGATCGGCGCTAATGCCGTGTTCTGCGGCCGCGTTGGCGGACCATTCGCGGACTTTGGCGGCGGTTTCGAAGTCTGCAACCTTGGCCTTTAGGGCTTCGATTGTGGCGTCTTTGTCGCCGATGGCCTTGGCGAGCTCGTCTCGTTCGTTGGCGGCGCGCCGGTTCTCTTTGGCGCGATTCTCCCACTTCCGAGATTCGCTCTTCCAGTCGATTTCGGGCTTACTAGCGGTGTTGCCCCCGTTCGTGGGGTCGTTGCCGTCGTTAGTGGCGCTGCTGTCGGCTGGCGTGTCGCTTGCAGCATTGTCGCTCATTGGGCGTTTCCTATATTTTGACCGTGCGGTTATTGTGATGTTTCAGGCAACTATTTTCAGGCTTTGCAGCCGTCTTTGTAGCCTCTTGTTTATGCATTGTAGCACAATCATTCAATTGGTTTTGTACGCCATTCTGTGAGCTCCTCTTGGTGTGTGTCTATCCACGATGAGACGAGCTCACGATGGCGTTCTCGACCTTTTTCAGTTTTGTGTCTGGCTGCGAGCGCGTATGCTTTTGCCGGCACTTCCCGCGACGTCGGATCCCATGCGGGGACCGCGACACATTTGCAGTTATCGTGCGCCCCGAACGATGCCGTCCCTTGCGAGCGGTAGTAGCATTCGTTCATTGTGAGCATGACGCAGAAATTGCAGGCTTGTGGGTTGCGTGTTCGTCTTTCCCAGCCCATTGCTTCAGGGTCGGCCCATGTCATGTCTGCGATTTGTGCTCTGGCGCCGTCGCCGACGTATCGGATGAGCGCCCCGGTCAGATAGGATAGGGCGATATCCGGGTTTCCTGCGTATAGTGCTCCTGCACTGAATCTTACGCTGTCGTCGATTTCGCCCCGTGGTGTGAGTGACGTTTGTACTGTGGGGGCGTCGCCGGGGATGTCTTGGTCTAGGCGCATGTCGCGGTACCATTCGTCGGCGATTGCGGCGGCCGCGCTACCGTATTGTTCGACGAGGGCGGGCATGATTTCAAGTAGAAGATCGCGGGCGTCCTGTGGTCTTTGTCGTGCGACGTGGGACCAGAGTGTGTGTAGATCATTTTGGGCGAGTGTGGTGAGGGAGTCTATTGCTCGCCCGTACGCCCCGATTTCTGCTGTTGATAGCATGATAAATGTCAGTTTATTGGTGTTTTGGTGCCACCGGCCAGTTTGATGTTGCGCTTGACCATATTCCTCGTATTCACCGGATTATTAATGTTCGGGTTGCCGCCGCCATTGTTATTGCCCGCATTGTTGATGGCGTTATCGGCACCACCATTTTCATCGCTGTTGTTTGTGTCACCGCTTTCAGTGTTCTCATCATTCTCGTCCACAACATTCTCGTTGTTCGTGGCGGCGAGAGCGCGGTCGAGTAGAGATACAGCATTCTTTTTACGATTTTCAGCGTTGATATCTGCGAGATCGTCCTCGGTGAGTCCGGCACGCCGCATGAGAGTCTGCGACTCCTGCAACGATGGGAAAGCGCTAACCATTTTGACCGCAAAATCGGCGGCAGACGAAGGCGAAGAATAGCGGGCGGGCGTCCATTTCACGGACGTTTTCCACGACTCCTGGGGCGGCTCGTCGAGCTTGTCTCTGACCATAATAATGTTCTGTAGCGTGCGCCGCAATGGTGCGGAGAAAATACGCCACTGATATTCGGCTTCGTCCGCGAGCGCCGCCTCGGACGCCTGCATCGCTTCGGCCGAAGCGGGGTTCTCCGCAAATACTCCGATGGCGGATTGCGGCAGGTTTGTGGCTGCACACAAATTCTGCGCCAGCTGACGGTACATTTCCAGGTGGGGACTCATGGTCATTTGCGAGAATTGCCCGACCGACGGAATGTCGCCGTTTTCGTTCGGCTCCAAAACTTGGACGCGGGCCATGATTGCGGACCACCTGTCTTGGCCGGCGAAATCTGCTCTTTCTGCGCCGAGCACGTACCGCTGCGGTGAGGAGAAGAATTCGGCGGAGGTTTCCGCACGGACCATTGTCCTCACCGCCGCATCCGTAAGATACCTCACTTCACGGGTGATTCGTGAACGTCCCAACGGCCGATTCAATTGCGGGTCGTAGCAGAGTGCTTCAACGAAAATACGATTGGGTGTGTCCCCGAGTTTTTCGGCTTTCCACCCGCCACCGTTTTCGCGGGCGTCGATTCGCCAAATAGCGGTGTGTGTGTGCATGATGGCACCGGCCGGCTGCCCGTACTTGTCAGTCTTGTCGATTGTGAGTGCGGCTTCGATTATGCGGCGTCTAGTGTCCCATAGTGCCGCGGACCATTCTGCGTCACGCGCCTGCACAACGACAGGCGGTTCACCGATAGTCTCATCCCCCCGCGTTACTGTGAGCAGCGAAAAAGAATGCTTATAGGCGGACGTTATCGCCTGCGCGAGATCAAGATCATAATTGTTGGCAGACAGTATTTCGTTTGCTTCGAAAGCGTCAGGTGCGCCGTTCAGGGAGTAGCCCTCGAACACGTGCCGGCGGGAAAGCATGGTGACGACTTTCTGAGGCCACCCAAGTGCGGCCTTGGTGCGCGTCATTTGCGGCGGAATACTAATCCCCAGGTCCTGGAATGCCCGGTGGCCGTCATAGTAGACGGAGAGCAGCTTGTTTTTGTTTGAGTGCTGCTGCCATTTCTGCCACAGTTGCAGGAATGTTGCCCGATCGTCGTCGGGGAGCCCTGAAATGCGTGTGGGGGCGGGCGTAGCATTAACGAGTCGCCCGTCGTCAGGATAAATTTCAGTCATAGGAACAGTACTCCGCCGCCACGATCATTATTACTATTGGCGTTTTCGATTTTATCATAGGACTTGTAACGAGGGCGTCTTTTTGTTGTGCGGGCGGCCCACATTGCGAGCGTGCAGGCTTCTAGTCCGGCCACGGTGGCACCTGGCGGGGCCTGTAGTGCCCATCCCCCGGATGTGCCGATTGGGCGTGGTGTCGCTGAGGCGGCCTCGGTCCGCAATTGCATGTCGTCCAAATGGGTGATTGTGTTTTCTCGCAGTGAGGCGTCTAGCATGCTGTAGGCGTCTATGATTTGTGTGATCGTGGGGGTGATGATAACTTGCGGGCGTACTCCGATGGTGCGGAGTCTTTCGATCGTGTCACCGGCACCGTATTTTCCGTCTACGATGATTTGCGCCCACCTGTCTTTTGTGTCCGCAATGTAATCGATGATCCATTGTGTGCCTTCGTTCATGCGGCGGACGCCTTGGTGCGTGCATAGTTCGACATGCGTGGGAGTATTTTGCTTATGTCCGGCCCTGGCTAGGGCGCAGGTTGATCCGTCGGGTGCGAACCTGATGGCGGCGCACCAGCGCATGCCACTGGGAGTGTTTTCCGGCCGTATTGTGGCAGTGTTCCAGGCGACAGGGTCTATCGCGAGCCTGTCGTTGGCACGGTCCCATATTCCGAGGCCTTCACGTCGGAATGATTCTTCTCCGAGCTGCCGGCGCATTCTTAGAATGGCGGATTCGGGTGTGCGGCGCGGGTATGATGGGTTGGCTTTTTCCCATTGTTTTCTGTCGTCGCTGCCCGCGTTGTAGTCGGCGGCCAACTCGAGGTAGAGGCCGTCTTTTATTTCGCCTTGTAAGGCGAGATTGCGGAATTCGCTGAATGCCTCGGATGGGTCTTTTGGTTTTGGTGGTGTTCCGATTTTGATGATGAGCGGATCGGGCGCCGTGTTTGTGGCGGGAATCATGTCGTCTAGTGCGGCGGCCCCCAGAATCTGGGCTTCGTCGAAAAGAATCATGTCTACGCCGTGGAATCCGCGTCCGAATCCGCCTTCACGGGCGCCGAAGAGAATGCGGGATCCGTTATTGAACATGATGGCTTGCTGCCCGTTTGCTTGCCGTATTTTATTCACGTACGGGGCAATGTCGGGTATTTGCGCCATGCCTTTCATGTCGTTGAATGTTTCGTCGGCGGTGCGTGTTCTGTGCGCGGTCCAGAGGACGAAGTAGTTGGGGTAGAGGGTGGCGAGTGCGAATGTTAGGCCGCCGATTGTGTATGTTTTGCCGACCTGTCTGGGGATGGATGCTTGGATTCCGTCGATGCTGGCGGCGTAGTGGCCGTCTTTTCGTTTTGCGAGTATTGCTTTGAGCCAGTCTTGTTGCCATATGTCGAGGGGGTATTGCATTTCTGCGAGTCGGTGTTGGACTGGCGGCCAGGCTGTGTGTGTGATGTTTTCTGGGAGGATTAGGTGGGCGGCGATTTCGCTGAGGTGTTTTTCGCTCATTTTTAGATGCCGTCCCAGGTTTGTGTTTCGTTTGGAATGTCGGTGGTGTGTGTGTTGGTGTTTTCGTTTTGTGTGGTGGCGAGTTGGTCTGTGATTTGTATGAGTTGTGCGGTGAGTTTTGTGAGTGCTGTGTCGCCGGTTCGTGGGTCGTCTATGACGGTGGCGATTTTGTGTGCGAGTGCTTGGCGTATGAGTGTTGGGTTGCCGGTGTTTGTGGCGTCGGTGATGGGTGCGGGGCTGTTGGGTTCGTATACGGTGATTGTGGTGTTTGTGTGGGTTGTCATGGTACCTATTATATGCTGTGGTGTGGGTCATGTGTGGTGGGGTTTTCCACAGGGTTTTCCACAGGGTCTGCGGTTGAGGGGTAGTTTTCCACAGGGTTTTCCACAGGTTGGGGAGTTTTCCACATGACGACAGTCACATTGTGACATGGATTACTGGAGTTATCCACAGGGTTTTCCACAAGCAGGGAGGGATGGGCA